CCCTGCCGCTCGACCACCCACGGCCGGCCGTAGAGGGCCTGGTGAGCCTTGTACGCGGACCGATAGAGGAACGTGTCGACGCCCTTCGCCTCGCGGACCGCCTCGGCCCCGGCATCACGGAACAGCGGCTGGGGCAGCTCCTCGAGGAACCGCTCGACGCCTTCCGGGTTTGGCGTGTAGCCGAAGTTCTCGTCGCCGTCGCCGAGCCAGGCGACCGGCTGCGGGCCGCGGCTGATGCCTTCGACCACCGCGACGGCCGCCACGCCCAGGAGCGCGGCGAAGACGAGCCACCGGACGAGATGTCTATCGCGCTGCATCGGCGGCGGCCCTCGCGACTGTGCGGTAGGCGGAGACCCAGGCCGACCGCTGGGCCGGCGTCAGCGGCCCGCCCGACGTGCCGGCGGTCCGGTCGAGGTAGTCCTTGATCGCGGAGCGAGCCCGCGGGTAACGCTCGCCCAGCGACTGGCCGCGGAGCCGGAGGTCGAAGGCCCGGACGCGGAGGTCGTCGAACGCGACGCCAGTCCGGATCAGCGGCTCGACTTGCATCGCGTCCCACTCGACCTCGGCCGCGAGCTCGTCGAACATGGCGGAGATCGTGGCGGCATCGACCGAGGCATCGGGCCCGACGAACGTCCCGCGGAGGACGAGCTCGGCGTCGGGGGCGGGGCCGGGGGCCGGGGTCGGCTGCGGGGCCGACGAGCTGCTCGACTGCCACGCGATGGCGGCCGCAGCCAGCAGGGCCGCGCCGATCATGTGCCGCCGCTCGAGCTGCGGGAGGTTGACCAGGCCGGCGGCCTTCCGGAGCTGCTCGAGCACCTGGGGGCCGGCGAGGGCGTAGGCGGCCCCGGCCGCCAGGAGAACGACGAGCCAGTTCATGTCATGCCCTCACGAGCGGGAGGATCTGCTCGACGGCCCCGGCGGCGAGCGCCACCACGAGCTGCCGGACGGCGGGCCTGGCGAGCAGCCAGAGCGGGTAGAGGTAGGCCGGGACCGCCTGGTCGGCCACGGCGTCGAACAGCAGGCCGACGGCCTCCAGGACCATGTCCTTTTTCTGCGGGCCGGTCAGGACGGAGACCGCGTCGAGGCTTTCAACGAGCAGCCGCACGAGGGCCACGAGCAGCTCGCCGAACTCGGCCCACGTCAGGCCGTCGGCGGCGGCCGACTGGGCTGTGGCGATGTAGGCCCGCACCTTGTCGAACATGCCAGCCACGCTCGACGCGGCGGCGACTGGGGCTTCGGCGATCATCGCTTCCTTCTCCAGACGGTATCGGCCGGCACGACCTGGCGGCGGCGCTCGCGGCAGCACTGACACTCGACGTAGCGGACCTGGCGGTCGCCGGCCCGCTTGCTCGACTCGACGCGGCAGCGGCCGCCGCACTTTGAACAGCTAGCCGGCATGGGCTCGCATCCTCGCGACGGCGGCCGCGGCGGCGGCTTTCGCGCCGGCGAGGCTGCGGACCCGGTCGGCCTGAAGGTCGGCGGCCTCCTCGGCGAGGCGGGCGTTCTCGGTGGCCGTGAGGTTCTCGGCCTTCCACTTCTCCAGCGACCGCAGGCCGAGCGTCGAGGACGGGTAGGCGGCACGAGCCACCGGGGACACGTCATAGAGCGCCGCCTCGGTGATCGTCCGCGTGATCTTGCCGGAGGGGTCGGTGTCGAACGTCTCGCCGCCAGGAGAAGTCGAGAAGGCGAACGACGAGCCGAAGATGTACTTCCCGCGGATGTAGGCGAGGACCTCGTTCGTCGTGGCCGTGCCCTCTGGCGGGGTCGCCGAATACTCCAGGCCGCGCTCGGTCTCGCGGAGCTCGAGCGTGCCGTTCGTGGTGCGTCCGAGGATCCGACTCTCGTCGTGATTCCAGGCGGCGATCACGTCGGCCTTCCCTCGCGGGTCGGTCGGGGTCCGGCCGAGAAACTTCGTGAACGCCCCCGGCATGAACCGTTCCCGGAACCCGCCCAGGTCGTGAGACCAGCTATTCCAAGGCGGGGCGATGCCGCGAATCCGGACGGGGCCGTCGGCCCGCTCCTCGAGGCCGAGGGCGTCGTCGCCGATGTCTGCGAGTGAGAGGTAGCGGCGCTCGTATTCCATGGTCAGATCGACTCCAGTAGCTGTTCTGTTTCTCTCTCGACTTCGTCCAACTCAGCGACGGCCTCCTTCAGCTCTTTAAGGAGCCGCTCCGCCTCTTCGACATCCATCTCTTGCTCGTCGAGCTGCTCGTCGATGCTCACGCGTTCCTCCCGTACTTGGCGGCGATTTCCTTCATCTTTGCCTCGTACTTCGCTTTTGCTGCCGCGATCTTCGACTCCTTTGTCGCCCTCGCCTTTGCGAGTCCGTCTGCATGCGCTTTGTCAGCCGCTGCTGACTGCGACTTCATCGCGTCCAGCTTGTTTTTGATTTCCTGCTGCTGCTTCTTCAGCTTCGAGACCTTCTGCTCGGCCTTCTTGACCTCCCGGTCGGCCTCTGCTTGCGTTCCCTCGATCCTGTCGCGAAGCCTTTCTTTCCTCTGCTTTTGCTGTGGGGTCGGCTGCGAATCTCCTTCTGAGCCAGCACCCGCCCCAGCGCCTCCGGCACCGCCACCCTCGCCGCCTCCGCCACCACCACCACCACCACCGCCACCATCTCCCGCCCCACCGCCAGCGCCGCCCTTGCCGCATGTGTTGCCGCCCTGGAAGCCGCCAGGGCCTATTCCGCAGTTGCGAGCGCCAGCACACCGATTGCTAGCCCCAGCCATCGGCTCGGCGTCTGCCACCGGCTGCGGCTCGACCGGCGCGGCCTCGTCGGCGGCCGGCATCGGCTCGCCGCCTGCGGCCACGGCCTGGGCGGCCGCGGCTGCGAGCGTCGAGAAGCCGAGCTGCATGTAGGTCTGATTCGCGGCCGGATCGTCGAGGAGGTCGAAGTCCTCGAGGTCGCGGAGCTCGTTGGGGGCCAAGGCCCCCATGTTAAACATCGACTGATAGAGCTGCACGCGGCTCGCCGTGTCGCCGCGGAGGAGGCCGCGGTTGTCGAACTTGGTGTAGACCTCCTCGCCGTAGACCGGCTGGAGGGCCATATCGAGCGGCCCCTCCATGCGTCGCATCCACGGGAGGAGGCACCACACCTGAGCGGATAGATGCTCCTGCTCGACGTTGGACCATCGGGCCATACGAGCGTCGCCGAGCAGCGTCGAGGGGACGCCCCAGCAGCGGCAGACATCGGGGAGGATCGCGTCCCGCAGTTCCTGGAACTGGTTCGCCTCCATGCTGTTCGACTCGATCGGCTTCAACCGGGTCTTCTTCGGCAGGACCGCCGCCTTCCCGCGGTTGCCCGCGCCGCCGTAGACCTCGGACAGGGCGTTCCGCAGGGCGTCCACCGCCTCGTCTGGAATCTTCTCGTCCGTCTCCAGGACGAGGTCGGGCCTCGCGCTGTTGTCCCAGAACGCGGTCGCCGCGGTGTCGAGCTTGCGGGCCAGCGAGATCGAGGTCGAGCAGAGCTCCGGCGGGGCCATGCCGACGAGGCCGTTGTCGGAGAGCCACCGCCAGTGAAAGACCTCCTCCTGCCGGAGCGGTCGCCAGGTGTGGTTATCGTCGAGGAACTCGTAGGAGACCGTGTAGTTGATGTTCCGGTGGACCTTGACGCGCGTCGGGTGGAGTGGCCGCAGCTCGGAGCACCAGCCGCGCTCGCCAGGCATCACGCGGGCGAAGGCGTTCCCGTGGAGGGCCGTCCAGTAGGCGATGAGCTGGTAGAAGTCATAGGCCGACTGCCATGGGTTTGGCCGCTTCCGCAGCGTGTAGCCGCACGGCAGATCGGCGTGAACGCGGCGGCCGTCCGGGTTCTGCCGCATGATGTGGACCGGCATCACCGCCACGGCCTGGGCAATCCATCGCACGACGCCGAGGATCGACGTCACCCGGATCGCCGTGTCAGGCCCGATCGAGCCCTGCCACGAGTTGCCCCAGAGGCCGGGGTCGGTCAGGCTTCCGCGGAGCGTGATCGTGTGGGCACCGCCGAAGCTGGGCCGACGCCGGCTCGCCGGCCGGCGTGTGGATCGCTTGGTCGCGGCCTTGGCGCGTGGCATGTCGTTGGATCCGGAGGCCGGGCGCACGGCGGCTCCCGGAGCGAACCAGTGTCCGGCTCGGCTGCGGCCCCTTGAACCGGCGGCTACGCATCACAGGACGCGGATCCGGTAGTCGTCGAGGCTCCCGGCCGCGCCGTCATCCTCGTCGGTCGAGGCCAGGGCCAGGGCGTTTACGAGCGCGGCGATGCCGTCGATCTTCTCCGTACTCTTCGCCTTGTCCGGTTTGATCATGCCGGTCGCGTCCGTGTAGACGCAGACGTTGTTAGCGTTCCACGCCGCGACCGGGTTGCCGCCGTGCCGGAGCCGCTTCTCGACGACGAGGGCCTCGAGGAGCTTGCAAGGCGCGTTGAGGTAGCCGGTCCGCTGCGGGATGTCCTTCACTGCGAGCCCTTCGCGCTGTAGCAGCGTCTCCAGGGCCCCGGCCTGCCACGGGTCGACGCCGACGGCCCGGATCTCGTGCCGCTCGCCGAAGGCCACGATGTCGCGGGCGACCGCCTCGTGGTCGAGCCGGTGGCCGTCCGTCACCGTCACCCAGCCGTCGCGGATCCAGGCATCGTAGGGGATCCCTTCGCGGACGCGGTCGGCCACGGTCTCGCGTGGGACCCAGTATCGCCACTCGACGGCGTAGCTGCCGTCGCGTTCTTTGAAGACGAAGGCGGCCGCCGTCATGTCGAGATTTGACGCGAGGTCGACGCCGACCCAGCACGGCCGGCCGGCGGTCGGCTCGGCCGGCCCGGAGCCGCAGGCCGACCAGTCGATCGGCCCGACGAACCAGCGAGAGTCGCCGGCCTGCCAGACGTTCAGCGAGTAGCGGAGAAACTTCGACATCTTCCGCGGGTCGGTTGTCGCGTCCTGGTAGTCGGCCGCAAACTCGTCCTCGGGGAACGCGACGCCCATCGACGGGTTGGCCTTCCGCCAGACCTTCGGGTCGGAGAAGTCATCGTCCTCGGCCGCGGCGTAGATCAGACCGAGGAATGTAGGGTTGGCCTTCGGGTCCTTGATCACGAGCTCGCAGTCC